CCCCTGATGCAGCAGGCGTTGGCGGGTATCCCGGATGAGGAGCTGGCGGCTCGTCAAGCGGACATCCTCTCCCGCCAGCAATAGGACGCCCGTATGACTGCACCCGTTCTGGACATCAGCACCGCCATCGACGAAGCCGTTTCGGCGGCGTTGCCCGTCCCCCAGCCAGAGGTTGAGGATGCCCCTCCCGCGCCCGTTCCGGATTCTGCCGAACCGCCTGCTGATGCCGAGGTTTCAGCCGACGTGGCTGAGCCTGCCGCTGCGTCATCGGAAGATGCGGCGGATTCCGCGAGTGATGAGCCGGGAGCGGAGGCGCCCAGCCTCCCAGACGGGTATGTGGCGGTCCCTACGGTTGCCGAAGGGTTAGCGACCGACTTCCGACTGATGGATGCCGAGGGCGAGGTGGAGATCCCCGCCCTCATCGTGGAATACAAGGCCAACGGCAAGGTCCGACAGGACCGGCTGGATCAGGTCGTCAAGCTCGCCCAGTGGGGCGTGTACAATCAGGACCAAGCGCAGCGGATGCAGCAGGAGACCGCCGCGCAGATCGAACAGGCGCAGCAGTTGCTCATGGAGCGCGAAGCCCAGATGGAGCGACTGCTCATTGATGAAGAGTTCCGGGAGGCCGTCCAAGAGGCGTACCTCGCGGAGAACTCGCCGGAGCAACGGGCCGCTCGTGCGGAACAGCGCATTGAGGACCTGAAGGTCCAGCACCAGTTGCAGCAGATCAGTACCAGTGGGGAGCAGTTCTATCAGCAGGAAGTCGTGCCAGCCCTTGAGATGATTCGCAAGGCACTGCCCACGGTTTCTGAGGAAGAACTGGGGTCTCGACTGGAGATGGCGATGAAAGCGCACGCGGAGGTGGCGCCCAATGGGACGCCCTACATCTCCCCGTCACGTTATGACGCCATCCGGCAGTACATCGTCGAGGACTTGGCTTTGTGGGCGCAAGCGGCCCATGTCCGTCGAGCCCAGCCCGTGCAGGCCGTGCAGGCCAACGCGGAACTGGAACGGGCACAGGTGGAAGCGCAGAAAGCCAAGCGTATGGTCGGCCAGAAGCTCAAGCCGGTGGGGCAGCCGGGGGTGACCCCGGATCGTCCGGCCAAGCCGAAGCCGATCCACTCCGTGGACGATGCCGTGGAAAGCGCCCTCTCGTCGGTGCTTTCTTCCCTTCGATAACGCATTCTCTCTCCATAGGAACTTCAGATCATGCCTTCACCCACTGTCATTACCGATGCGGAACTGACGGGTCTGCTCAAGAACGTCTATTCCCAGTACCGCGAGAAGGTCCAGAACCTCGTCACCCCGCTCCTCGCCCAGCTCAACAAGGCGAAGGCGGGCGGCCCGCGCAACATGCGCTGGGGCGGCAACAACGTGTTCTTCGACGTGGTCGTCGGGCGTCCGTCCGGCTCCACGTTCTCGCAGAGCGGGTACTTCCCGCCCGACACGACGGCCACCGAAGTGCAGGGCAATGTGGGCGTCGTTCGCGCCTACACCACCCGGCAGATCGACGGGCTCGCCTTCGTCGGCACCCAGTCCAAGGACGCCGCCTTCACCACCATCGCCACCAAGACGATGGAGGAAATCAAGCAGGCGTCTGAGATCCTCATGCAGCAGGCGCTGCACAACAAGGCGGACGGCGTGGTCGCGCTCGTCGGCACCGTGAACAGCACGACCGAAATCATCGTCTCATCCCCCTACGGGGTGTCGGGCGCTGGGCAGGGCGGGCTGCTCCTCTCGGTGGGCGACTACATCGCCGTGCTGGACACCTCCGTCTCCAACGCCGTGCTGGGCCGGTCGGCTATCACCGCCATCGTCAACAGCGGCGATAACGCCACGCTGACGCTTGGCACCGCGATCAGCGGCATGGCCTCGACGGACAAGATCGTGAAGGCGACCGCCAGCGATACGTCCTTCAACGCGGCCATGAACGGCCTCATCAACATCACCAACCGGGGCGGCTCCTACGCCTCGCTGCACAACATCTCGGCCTCCACCTACGGCATCTGGGACAGCATTCGGATGGTCGCGGGCACGGATACCCCGGATGCCACGCAGCCGACCGAGGACGACATCTGGGTGCTCATCCAGCGGATCGCCGGGCGCTCCGGCAAGGATGCCCAGCTCCGTCCGAAGGAGTTCCTGCTCATGACCACGCCGGGTCTTGGCCAGAAGCTGATGCAGTCGTTTGTGGCCCAGCGCCGCTTCGACAGCGCCGGCTTCGAGACCACGATCAAGGGCGGGTACAAGGCGCTGCAGGTGTGCGGGATCCCGCTGGTGACGGACTACTACGTCCCCGCCGGCACGATCTACCTCCTCCACATCCCCTCGCTCGCGTGGGTGGATGCCAAGGACTGGGGCTTCGTCGAGTTCGAGGGCGCCGGGCCGTGGCGCTGGATCCAGGGCCGGGATGCGTTCGAGACCACCTATGCGTGGTACGGCAACATCGCCAGCCTCGCCCGCAACGCCCACGGGTCGATCACGGGCTACACCGACACGGCGCGGTTCTCGCACGTCGTCTAACCTGCGTGACGGGGAGGGGCTTCGGCTCCTCCCCTTCACCCCTTTCTTGAGGAGTGTGCGATGGGAAACTTTTTCAGCCCGTTGGCCGGTCGGTTTGGCATCATGCCCAATCTGCTGGCCGGTCGGTGTGATGCGGCCATTGGCAACAGCACCACGACGACCTACAGCTTTGGCGGGCATCCGGCCAAGTGTGTCATCAACCGGGCGGTGGTTTCGGCGGGGACCGTCCCGGCGTCCACCAGCGGGACGATCTTGGCCGTGCTGCAGAAGTACGACGCCAGCGCCAACACGGCGGTGACGCTGACGGACAACGTGGATCTGGAGGCGCTGACGGCCAAAGAAGGCACGGCGGTCACCCTGCTTACCACGCTGACGGACGCGGAGAAGCTGCTGGACACCGGCGACACGGTGCAGTTCGTGGTCACGACGAACAACACCGTGACGACGGCGGCGGTCGATCTCATGGTCAACGTCGAACTGCTGGTGCAGAACTGATGGCCATGCCGATGGTGTTGAGCCATCGGGGCACCCCGGAGCCGTCGTCGGAGATCCAGCGACGGCTTCGGCAGGTGCATCCCCGCCTGGAACTCCGCTATGTAGACTCGGTGGACGCCCACTGGGCCATCTGTATGCGCTGGGCGGAGAACGACCGGCGGTGGGCGATGATCCAGTCCAACGAGGTGGATCCGAACCGGAGCATCGACATCGTCGGCTACCTGCCGATGACCTGTGCGCCGGACGAAGCCGCCCCGTATCTGGAGCGGTCGTTCAAGGAGTACCCGGTCGATGAGGTCCGCAACATCGCCCGGTCCATCGAACAGTACAACCTGACGGCCCCCACCGCGCAGGCCGTGGAAGCCGCCATTGCGGAGGTGTTGGACTCATCCAATCCGGCCAACCAGCCGAAGCGGCGCGGTCGTCCCCCCAAAGTCCGAGCGTAACGTCCTATGGCCACCGTGACCCGTGCCCAACTGATCGCGTTGACCCGCGAGTACATGGATGCCGTTGGGTCCACGCGCTGGTCGGACGACACGATCAAGACCGTGCTGAACAGCGTGTATGACGAGGAGTGGTCGAACATCCTCAACGCCGCCCCGTTCTACACCTTTCAGCAGTTGACCCTGACCACGGACAGCAACGGGCAGATCCCGTTCAGCAGCCTGTCCACCGGCGGGGGCGACAGCCAGAAGAACTTCTATCGCATTCTCTCCGTCTCGGACGGCAACGTCCTGTACAACCAGACGGAGTTCTCCTACGTCCCGCTGGCCACGACCACCAACTATCTGCCGACGTACCCTCGCCTCTACTACTATGTCGGGACGAACGTGCAGATTCTGCCGGTCGGCAGCGGGACCACGATCTATGTGGCGGTCAACTACAAGCCCACGTCGCTGAGCGATCTGGCCTCGGACAGTTCCGTCATCGACTTCCCCGGCAACAGCGAGCTGCTGCTGACGGCGGTCGCCTCGGCCAAGCTGCTCTTGAAGGGCGGGGCGGAAGTGTCTGCCGCCAACAACTACCGTGCCTTGGCCAACGAGGAGCGGCAGTCGCTGCTGGACGATCTGCGCCGCCGGACGATCAACCCGACGATGATGGCCTACCCGGATCAGAAGTATGACTGGAGTGGCGGCTGATGGCGGCGGAGCCGGGAGGCGTCCGCCTCGCGGACCAGCAACCGAAGTTTGACGGCGGACTCAACGATGTGTCCGACGACTCCGCGCTGCAGCCGAACCAGATGCGCCGGTCGAATAACGCCCGGCTCACGGACTACGGCGCGGTCACGAAGCGGGGCGGAACGCAGCGCAGCTCCACCGCCGCGCTGGCGTCAGCCGCCGTCCTGAACGGGTTCACCTTCCGGCAGGATAGCGGGACGGAACAGATCCTCGCCGTCTGCAACGGCGTCCTCCGCACGACCACCTACGGGGCCTTCCCGTGGACGTGGGCGACCCAAGCCGGGGCGCTGTCCACCACCGTCGTCCCCAGCTTCGCCCAGTTCCGGGACAGCGGGGGGAATGACGTGGTGTATATCGCGGACGGCGGGGCGCTGAACAAGTGGAAC